CCGACGGTGGCCGTGGCTGTAGCACCCTTGCCGCCACCACCCAGGATCACCACCTGCGGGTTCTCGTAGTTCGAGCCCGGAGACTTGACCACAAGGTCCGTCACCTTCCCATAGCGAACAGAGCAACCAAGCTCGGCACCGGTACCGTGGCCGCTCGGATCGATGATGTAGGCACTCGGCGGATAAGAGACGGGAAGCTTTACGGTCTTCGGGAACCAGCGCTTAACCTGAATGCTGCCGTTGTGCCAATCGTCTCGACCAGCCCACTTCCAGTCGAGCCTATACCCAAAACTCGTATTGCCGATTTCAAAGTGCGGATCCACATAGCCGGAACCCGCCTCGGTGAGCATCACCTTGTCAAGGCGAACAACGATAGTGGCATAGTCATTGCCATCAGCATTAGTTCCCGTATGAAAAGATTTTTCAAAGAAAAGCAGTGCGCGCGCGCCGGTTCCATCCACGTCGGTGATCTGGTAGTAGTTCTCTACAGTCCACTTTCCCAAGCGAATTCCAGTTCTCAAATTCTGTACGTTATTACGGTTAATCTTGAAAACAACCGTCGTTGTGAAATAGTCTGCACCAGCCTTCTTTTCGTCGATCTGGTACATATCCTCGTAGAAACTATCGTGGATCTTATCCGTGAACGAGCCGGAAGAATTCACGAACTCTTCATAGATCTTGTCCGCGTCTGTAATCGCCTGATAGCCGCTGCCACCATTGGTGACTCGGACGGAGCTAATGCCTCGGTCCTGCCCGAACGGATCGTCATACACCGGCGGCGTGATGCTGGCATCCGGCGAGATGTTTTCGTCGACGATGTTTGTTTTGTCGGTCTGTCCGATGTAGGCCCACACGCCACCTTGATCACGATAGACGCGGTAGAGCCCGGCCCCGGAGACTGAGGACCAGGTGATGGTGTTGTAGGCACCGTCGCCATACGGATTACAGGAGATCTTGATTGAGTTCGATCGCGAGGACTCCTGGGAGCCATCGGAGAGAAGCGCCGTCACGCAATACTCGCGCGTGTATGCCGTCGGATTCGTTACCTTCTCATCAATCGTTTGCGTCACTGACCTCAGTGAGGGTGCCGACAAGGTTGACGTGAAGCTAATCTTTTGAAGGCGCCAATCGGTCGCACCGTATCGCCGCAACTCCCTGGGCGCATAGCGCGGATGCACAAGTGTCACAATGTCGGCCGACTGGACGTAGTGAATGTCCATAATGTCGTCCGCCTCGTACGGTGTCTGGACCTCATAGGGCTTGCCGTCGGAGCCCAGAAGCGTCTTGCCCTGCGTGTGGAATCGAATGTACTTCGGCCCCAGCTCCAGCACCATCGTCTGCGTAGCACTGAAGGTGAACGGGATCAGGCGTGCCGAACCGGCCTTCGTGTGATTGACGAAAGAAAAGCCCGGACGAGAGGCGAGCGGCCCCTGATCAGGAAATTCTTGCAGACGGCCAGCCCGGTCTGGTACTTCCCGTCATCGATGCGCGCGAACATTGCCGGCGAGACGACGCCCCCATTGAATGCGCGCTGATAGGTTTTAAGCGACATTAGATCATCCTCGCACGAATGCAATCAGCCAACCGCTCAGGCGTCTGATGATGGATTGCGGTCTTGGCGTCCTGCGTCTTGGCCTTCGAAAGGGCTGACTCATACTGTTGGAAAAGCCGTACAGCCGCGTCACTCGCGCTGTCCATACGCTTGACCGGACCAACGAGATAAGCGGCCAGGAGAATCACCAGCGCTTGCGTAAAGCTTGACGGGAACACAGAAGGAGCGTCGCAGTACGAGACATAGGTAAGCACGGCATTCTCTGCGTCAGTGAATACCGCTCGACTGTCGGAGTTTGTCTTGTAGAGCTCGACGTCGTACTCGCACGGATAGCTGATGCGGCCAGCATCGGAGACGCGAAGAAGGCGCACGCAGTCTGCCGGCAGCAGGTATGCGTACTTGCGCTCGTACAGGCTGGCATCAAGTTCATCGATGCCGGAGCCGCGGGCCCGGCGGATTGCAAAACTCCAGTCATGTTCTTCGAGGATCTTGCGCAGAGCGATCGGGTACCAGCGTGCGCAGTGTGCCGCATTCGGTGAGCCGTCCGCCGGCGAGATGGACGTGACGCGCGCGGAATCCCCGAGCATTCCGAGAGCGAGATTGCAGATATCGACAGAAGTAGCCATCTAAAAAAAGCGGAGCGTTTTACCGCCCCGCCCCCACTGTTTAAGTGTTATCAGTCAATGGTCTTGACTTGATCGTAGCCTTCAACCCCAACCGTACGCGGCAGGTCGTAGACGTTGTTGAGCACAGCTCGCTGGAGCGTGCCGGCAACCGTGCCTGTCACGGCCGTCACCAGCTTGAGATAGCGACGATGCTTGACCGGAACCGGGATGGCCGTATCAACGAGGTCCTTGCCGGCAACCGCCACGGAAGTGACGGTAGCGAAGGCGGAGTTGTCTGCGGAATCCTGCAGGTTGAAGGTCACAGTGCCGTCGCCGGACGTGTCCTTAACCTTGAGGATGACGTAGAACGGAGGGACACAGGAACCGAGATTCGGATGATCCTGCTTGAGGTCAACAACCTTCGAGGTCGTGAGTGCGGCCTTCAGGTCAGCGTCTCGGTAGAAGTCCAACAGTGCATCAGCGATCATGACTCACCTCTCAGAAATTGAGCTTGGCGCCCGTGTTCATGATCACGTCGGTGCCGAGCTTGTGGATCGGGATGCCGTCCCATGCAGTGACCTTGCGGCCGGCGACTTCGCCAATATTCAGCAACATGTTGTCCTTGTTGTTGATCTGACGGCGGAGAACGCCCGTGATGGTCTCGTTGCAGTAGAAGGCGCAGCGGCCCTTGTACTGGTCCGGGAGCATGTTCACGGCCTGCGTGAAGAGGTCGATGAGGTCCGGCGAGCCAGCGGTCTTGGAGGACTTGCTGAGCTTCGTCGTGTCGACGTTGCAGATACGAACCACGGTGAGCGGATCGTAGATGGCGACACCGATATCCCAGCGGAAGTCGGTTTCGAGAGCGTAGTAGTGACGGGCAATGCCGTCGACCGTCTTGCTCACGCGGACCGGTTCCTTGTGGATTTCCTGATGGAAGCCTGCGCCATTCGGAGAGAACTGCGGATAGAACAGGTAGTTGAAGGCCGGATCCCAGCCGACGAGGACGATGTCGGTCATCTTGCCGTCGGTGGTGCCGCCGGCGTCAATGCAGCGATCGCCAAAGACTTCGTCGCCCGGCTTGACGATTTCGAACAGGCCCTTGCAGGAGTTCGGATTCGTGGCCGGATTGCCGTAGAAGATGTCGCGGACCGTTGCACGGGCAAAGCCACGAGCGAAGGCCTGGTCGCGACGCAGACGCCAAGACGCACGATCCTTTTCCGGCTGGTCGTCGTACTGGTCCTTGTCGATAGAGGACGAGGACGAACGGCGCTGGCAGGTGTAACGCATGTTCTGACCGACGACGTTTTCAGAGCGCCAACCTTCGTTGTAGCCATGAAGTTCGCCTTCGGGATAGGACGTCACGAGCTGGCCCTTGTCGCCCATGCCGTCGTTGCCAGGGATGATCACAGCCTGATCGAAGAAAGGCATGTAATCACGGATCGTGTGCAGGAAGGTCTTTCGAGCCACGTCCTTGTCTCCGATCAGACTCTCGTACTCAGCGAGAGACGTCGGACGAATGTCAGTGATGATGGATTCAGCCATACTCACATCTCCTTAAAAAATCATCGGTAGACGTCTTCCGGAGTGAAGACACGTCGGGCAGGCTCACCGGTCGGGTATCGTGCCTCGCCAAAAGCCTTGCCGATACGGGCGAGGAGCTTGAGGCATCCCGGATGGTTACCCATCGGAGAGGACATAAACTCCTGAATGTCCGCGTCGACCTGGCCGTCAGCGTTGTGAGCGAATTGATCGCGCAAGCGAGCGACGTCCGAGAGCGTCTGCGTCAGGTGCTGTCCGCCGATTTCCTTGTCGGTTTTCGACTTCTGCGCCCACTCATCAGAGATAGCCTTGATGCGCTCCACAGTGCGGCGCTGCATGACCGGCGCCAACTTGTCGAGCACACCCTGTGCCTGCTCCTGGGTAAGGTCCAGCTCCTTGGCGACGCCCCTGAAGGTTTCTCCGACTTCTGCGTCCAGCTCAGTGCCTTCGGGCATGCTGAAGTCGTCGTACTTTTCTGGAGCCCCCTTGGGCTGTTCCTCTTTTTCGTCTTTCTTTGCGCCTTCGGGCTCGCCTTCTGCCTCGCCACTCTCAGGCGGCTCATCCTTCTCGGTCTGCCCCGTTTGATCCTGTTCTTGGCTTTGTGCGCCCGTCAGTAGTGTGCCGGATTCGTCGGAAGGCGCCGCGGATTCACCCGCATCGCCACCGGC